GTCTGGTACAGAACACTGACATGATGCAGAAGCTTACGGGCTCTGCCTCTTTTGCAGCCTCTACTTCGGTAGCTGTAACGTTCAGCCCAGCATGGGGTGTAATGAATGGCTCTGTCTATCATGTGGCTCTGGAAACTCCATCGAATGCAAACTATTGGGTGAGTAATAAAACGGCCTCAGGTTTCACTATCAACTGTGAAGTGGCTGTTTCCGCTACAATCCAGTGGTCGGTTACTCGTCGTTCGTAAAGCAGGACATTATGAATATCGATAAATCTAAATTCAAAGACTCGGGTGGGAGGTATCTCACCCAGTCTCTTTTCTTAGAATTGAATTACAACACGGACTTCGCTGTCTATACATTTGATGGCGAAGACAAAGAATACAAGGGGAAGGTTTATCCTTCCTTGAAGCGTCTCTATCTTGAGGCAGAAGATATCACCGAGTATAGGTTTGCTAATCAGCATTTGTTCAATTGGGAACATTGGCAACGCATGAAGGAGAATAAAATCCTTCGTGCTCACTTTGATACTTGGGCTGATGAGCTTGAGGTTTACATTCGTTCTCAGGGCCTAGCCTCTGTCTTAGAAATGTCTGAACATAGTTTTCAGGCTGCTAAGTTTCTAGTCGAGGGTGGTTGGAGTAAACGTGGTGTTGGTCGTCCTTCTAAAGCTGAACAGGAACGAGAAGATCGCATCAAGGATAGCGTTGCTGAATACACTGGTGATGTTGTCAGACTGAGAGGTATGTAATGAAGTGGCAAGGCCGAAAGAAGTCTACGAATATTGAAGACAGACGAGTTAAGCCTAGCAGGGTTAATCAGTCTAACTCCACTGAAGGCGTAGACGTCTATCCTAAGAAAAGAAACAAAGTGATGGCTAGTTGGGATAAACAACAGGGCCCTAACAAACCTAGAACTGTCACAGCAGCAGAACGTAAAAAGACTAGTGGTATCTCTAGAATGGAACATCCACCCGGTCGCAGACGAAATGATAAGAGTAGATAAATGAAAGTAGATTGGCTAGAGAAGAATAGCCCGGAGTGGCTAAAAGATGCTGCTGCTAAACTAGAAAGAATGCCTAAAGAAGCTCAGGACATTCGTGAGAGAGCCCTTAGTGACTTGAACTACTTTGCGGCTCTAGTCAATCCCGGCTACGTATATGGTGAAGTTCATCGTGACATCTATCGTTGGATGCAGGACTACACCTTGTTCGGGCAGGCTTCTAGCTTGACAGCTAACAAGCTCATCATGCTTCCTCGTGGACATCTTAAGTCTCACATGGTTGCTACGTGGTGTGCTTGGATGATTGCTCGTCACCCTGAAGTTTCTATCCTGTACATCTCTGCTACGGCAGAACTGGCTATTGTCCAGTTGTACGCTATCAAGAACATTCTTGGTGGGAACATCTTCATGAGGTTCTTCCCTGAGTATATTCATCCACAGGATGGTAATAGAAACAAGTGGTCCTCAGAGAAAATTATCATTGACCATCCGGCTCGTGATAGGGAAGGCACTCGTGACGCTACTGTAGCGACTGCTGGCCTCACCACTGTTACTACTGGCTGGCATGCTGACATTGTTGTGGCAGATGACTTGGTGGTGCCTGAGAACGCATACACTGAAGATGGCAGAGAGTCTGTGGCTAAGAAGGCTTCTCAGTTTACGTCTATTCGTAATGCTGGTGGTTTCACTATGGCTTGTGGTACTCGTTACCATCCGTCTGATACGTATGATTCTTGGCGTGAACAGGTGTATGAAGTTTATGATGACGACCTTATCCTCGTTGACAAGCTCCCTGTCTGGGAAATCAAAGAGATGGTTGTTGAAGAGAACGGTATTTTCATCTGGCCTCGTACTATGCGTAAAGATGGTAAGGCATTTGGTTTCGATAGAAACATCCTTGCTCGTATTAAGGCAGAGTATCAGGACATTACTCAGTTCTATGCTCAGTACTATCAGAACCCGAATGACAGTTCTTCGGATCGTATCAGTCGTGATAAGTTCCAGTATTACAATCCTCGTCTGTTGAAGCGTGATGGTAGTAGATGGACGTACAATGGTAAGCGTCTTAACATCTATGCTGCTGTTGACTTCGCCTTCTCTCTAAGCAAGCAGGCTGACTATTCAGCTATTGTTGTAGTTGGTATCACAGAAGAACGAAATTACTACGTCCTAGACATTGAACGATTTAAGACTAAGAAAACTATCGAATACTTCGAGAAGGTAAGAGACCTGCATTCTAAGTGGAAGTTTAATAAGCTTCGTGCAGAATGTACTGTAGCTCAGGCTGTGATCGTCGAGTCTATCAAAGACTACATCAAACAATACGGTATGTCTCTTTCTGTGGATGAGTTCCATCCTAGTCGTCAAGAGGGTAGTAAGGAGCAGCGAATTGCAGCAGCTCTTGAACATCTGTACGATGAACAGAAGGTTTGGCATAACGAAGGTGGCTTCACTGCAATTCTGGAAGAAGAGCTTGTTCAGGCACGTCCTGCACATGACGACATCAAAGATGCTCTAGCAGCAGCCGTAAGTATAGCCGTAGCGCCTCAGAGAAGCTCAGGGAATGCCATTAAGGATTTCCTAACACCCAATGGTCGTCAAAGTCGCTTCGGCGGCTACGCCTATCGCTAAAGGATTTAAACGCATATGACAAATAAAGTAATGGAGCTTAATTCCATTCTCGGTCAAAATGATGACGGGAAGTGGGTAGGCCATATGTGGCAGCAGTGGAACACTCAGAGAAATACTTGGCTTGAGCAGAAGAAAGAGCTTGAGAAGTATGTCTTTGCCACTGACACTACCACCACTACGAATTCGTCTCTTCCTTGGAAGAACAAGACCACTCTCCCTAAGCTAGCACAAATTCGTGACAACTTGCATTCCAACTACCTCTCTGCCCTGTTCCCGAATGACAAGTGGCTTAAGTGGACAGCGTTCACTAAGAACGATGCTTCTCACAAGAAGGCTAAGGTCATCACCTCCTACATGGAGAACAAGACCCGTCTTGGTGGCTTCAAGCAGATTGCCAGTAGACTGTTGTATGACTACATCGATTATGGCAATGCTTTTGCTATGCCAATCTTTGAGAAGCGATACCACACCTACAAACCTGAAGACTCGTTAGTCCCTTCATTCATTGGCCCCAAGGCTGTACGAATTAGCCCCTTAGACATTGTGTTCAACCCTATGGCTGTTTCCTTTGTTGGTAGCCCTAAGATTGTACGAAGCGTCAAGACTGTTGGTGAACTGAAGCGTCTAGCACAGACAGTCCCTGAAATGGCTTTCTGGACCAAGGCTATCGAACGTCGGGAGTTTATCAACAAGCATCTTGGTGGTTTCAGTACAGAAGATTGGGCTAAGGCTGATCAGCTTATGGTTGATGGCTTTGGTAATCTGTATGACTACTACCAGTCTGGCTTTGTAGAAATTCTTGAATTCTATGGTGACTACCACGATCAGGAAACTGGTACGCTTTACGTTAACAAGATGATTACGGTTGTTGACCGTTGCATGATTGTTCGTAATGAAGATATCTCCACCTATGACGGTTCTACTCCCATCTATCATGTTGGTTGGAGACTGCGTCCTGATAACCTGTGGGCTATGGGACCTCTGGATAATCTGGTGGGTATGCAGTATCGTATCGACCATCTGGAGAACCTCAAGGCTGACGCTATGGACCTCTCTGTTCACCCCATCTATTTGGTGAAGGGTGAAGTGGAAGAGTTTCAGATATACCCCGGCGCTCAGATTATGATTGATGAGAATGGGGATGTCAGCGAACTTGGTAAGAACCTTGGTCCTATGATGGCTGCTGACAATCAGATTGAGTCTCTTAAAAACGACATGGAGCTGTTTGCTGGTGCTCCTCGTGAAGCTATGGGTGTTAGGTCTCCCGGTGAAAAGACGGCTCTTGAAGTTCAGACGCTAAACAATGCAGCTGGACGTATCTTCCAAGAGAAGATCAATACGTTTGAAACCGATCTGATGGAACCTCTTCTCAACTCTATGTTGGAAGTAGCTCGTCGTAACTTCGATGAGATGGATGTTATCTCTACCCTTGATAACGATCTTGGTGCTACTGAGTTCATGACCATTACTAAGAACGATATCATCGCTCGTGGTGTTATTCGTCCTATTGGTGCCCGTCACTTCGCTCAGCAGGCTCAGGACTTGCAGAACCTTGTTGGTATCTCTTCCAGCCCACTGTGGACTCTTGTTGCTCCACACGTCTCTGGTAAGAACCTCACTAAGTTCATTGAAGATAGCACTAGCATTCATGGCTATGAAATCTTCCGTCCTAACGTGGCTATTATGGAACAGCAGGAAACTCAGGCTCTTATGAACCAAGCTTCTGAAGACTTGGAAGTGGCAGCCTCTGGCCCAGCTGAACCTACTACTATGCCTGCCCCAACTCCCGGAGCCCCTGCATGAAAGTAACATGGACCAAAGGTACTGATCCTGCGATGTCCAAGGAGATTGCATCGAACTTTAAAAACTCGGTGCAACTTCGTAAACGCATGGTAGCGATTGTTAACGACAAAATTGAAACTGTACGCATTAAAGCAAGAGGCGAACAGTTGTACGATAGTCCTAATTGGCCTTACATCCAAGCAGGTCTTATTGAACGCGAAAGAGCCTACTTAGAAATTATTTCACTTCTTGAAGATTGAAATGTAACAAACAGCCTTTTTTCGTGATATATAGTACTATAAGATATAGTCTAGAACTTCTAGGATATATAATTATAATAACATATTAATATATACTACTAGTAATATATAAGGAATATACATAGATGTCTGACCAGACAGATGTATTCATTAAAGCCCCTGTAGACCCACAGGTTGAAGAAAATAAGAATGAGGTTGCACCCTCAAGCAAGATTGACTTATTCGTTGACAAACTTATGGCAATCAAGCGTGAGGATGGAAGTCCGAAGTATGATAGCGTTGAGAAAGCTCTGGATGCTCTTGTAGAGTCTCAGGCGTTTATCCCTCGTTTACAGGAAGAGAATGGTCTCCTCCGTAATCAGTTGGATGAGGCGTCAAAAAAGATCTTGGAAGCTACTACTCTCGATACCGTACTTGAAAGGATTAAACCCGTGACGCAAGAAGAACTGGGAGCTACCCCTCCGTCTAGTGAACTGGCTCAGGATACTGCAACTCTAGATGCCCAAATCGAAGCCGCTATCAAGCGTCGTGACGCTCAGACTGCTGCTATCGATAATGTTAAACATGTCGATGCTACTCTCCGTGCTAAGTACGGTGATCGAGCTTCGGATGTTGTTTCTGCCAAGGCTGCTGAACTAGGTATCAGCAACGACGACTTCAAGCTGCTTGCAGCCAAGTCTCCCAAACTAGTCCTTGGGCATTTCGACATTAAGCCTACCTCCGCTTCTCCGACTACTTCTACTCTAAACCCACATTCCTTTGAAGCCCCTAAAGAAAAGCTTGGCCGCCCTGAAAAGAGTATTCTCTCTGGTTCAAGTGCCAATGATAGTAATCGAACCGCTTTCTGGAATAAGATTAAAGCTGAAGTAAACGAGAAGTACGGTATTACTGAATAAGGATTTATAAATGCAGTTAACTACTAATACCCGAGCCTTTATTGAAAGTGAACAGTATTCTCAGTTCATCCTTCTCAATCTCCATGACGGCCTGCTCCCTCCTTCCTTCTGGCGCAACGTTACTGACTTTGGGTCGGGCGAAACTCTCCACATTAAGACTGTGGGCACTGTTACGCTTCAGGAAGGCGCTGAAGATACTCCGCTGATCTACAATCCGATTGAGTCGGGTGAGATCATCTTCCGTATCAATGAATACGTTGGCGATGCTTGGTACATCACTGATGAGCTTCGTGAAGATGGCGCTCAGATTGATACCCTGATGGCTCAGCGTGCTGCTGAAAGCACTCGTGCTATTCAGGAGAAATATGAAACCGATTATCTCAAGGCTGCTGCTGAGGTCTACTCTGCTGCTGACCCGTATCTGATTAACGGCTTCCCCCATAAGATTGTTTCTTCGGAAACCAATGGCACCCTCCAGCTCGATGACATCATCGCTATGCGTCTGGCCTTTGATAAGGCTAACGTTCCTGCTGAAGGTCGTGTTCTGATTGTTGACCCGATTGCTGACGCCACTCTGAATGGCTTCATCACCCTGACTTCCGATATCACTCAGTTCGCTGTTGATATTCTGACTGAAGGTGTTGCTCGTGGTCAGCGCTTCCGCTTCAATCTGTATGGCTTCGACATCCTTACCTCTAACCGCCTGCATAAGGTAGCTAGCGCTTCGGATGGTACTACCACCCTCGCTCCCGCAGGTGGTGTTGTTTACAACCTCGCTATGTGCATTGCCGATGACCAGACCAAGCCTCTGATTGGTGCATGGCGTCGTATGCCTAAGGCTGAAAGTGAACGTAATAAGGATCGCGCTCGTGATGAATTTGTGGTTCGTGCTCGGTACGGTTGGGGCGTTCAGCGTATGGATACCCTTGGTACTATTGTCACTTCCGCTACTAACTACAAGCCCGCTGCTTAATACGAAAGGATATAAATAATGGCTAATGGTTACTACACTTCTCCTTTCGGTAACGGCGTCCTCGTCGGTTCTGGCGGTAACGTAACTTCTAACGTGCATAATCAGTTCGGCCCTCGTGATGCTGGGGACACCGTCGGTGTTCTCAAGATTGAGGGTATGGAAGAGGAACTGGTAATTGACTTCACTGGTGGTGGGTTTAACGACAACTTCGTCGGTAACATCCCGTTTGTTCTCCCTGCCGGTGCTGTGATTAAGAACGTCTATATGGACGTTGAGGAAGTGTTTGTCGTTACTGGTACGACTCCTGCTCTTGAAGTGGGTACTAAGGGCTCTGAAGCTACTAACGGTTTCACCGTTACTGAAGCACAGCTCGAAGCTACTGGTTCGGTCAACCTTACCGCTGCCCTCTCGGGTACTTGGGATACTGAAGTTCCGCTGGCGGCTAACACGATTGTTGGCTTCGCTCTTTCGGGTACTGGCACTCCTGCTGTTACTGATGCAGGCAAGGCTCGAATTACTATTCAGTTCTACCGCATCAATCGTGCCCCCTCTCCGGCACTTCCGGGTGGTCCTGTACTCCCCTAATTAGTGTAAGGCAGAGATGGATTAATTTCCACCTCTGCCTTTTTTGTTATGGAGGTTCTTTTGGTAGAACATAGAAATATTATTGATGCCGAAAGGCATGAAGTCAAGGGAGCCTCTAGTGCAACAGCAGGACAGGTTCTCTCTTCGATCGGTGGTGGTAACACTTCGTTCGTTGCTCCTAGCAGCCTAGTTAACATTGGTATCGGCCCTTCTCTGGAGGCCAGCCAGTTAACTACTCAAAGCCCTAGTGCTGTTGACACACCACTAACTGTGCTATTTGGTGCTGGTACAGTAACTACTGACGTTACGGTTAGTAATGCTGGACTAATCACATTTAACACAGCAGGGCTATACGCAATTACATTTAATCTGAATTTCGGTAGAGCAAATAACACTGGCACTTCTATTATGTTTGCCAGACTGTTGTTTAATGGCACCCCTTCAGGTTTCGTTCAGAATGCCAGAATTGATACGAGTACAGACATCACTCCATTCAACGCTACCCTTATCCGTTCAATGGCAGCAGGCTCTACTGTCTCTATGCAGCTCATTAGAGACTCAGCGGGGGCCAATGACGGGGGTTTGTATTCTCTAGACCCTGTGCTGGCAGGTTGGGCTAATAGCCCCTCAGCGGCTGTTAGAATTCAAAAATTCATTGGTGGTGCATAATGGCTAAATGGACTCTTCTAGAAATTGTCTCGGACATCTTAAGCGATATGAGTGGAGACTATGTCTCTTCTATTACTGATACAGAAGAGTCCGAACAAGTAGCACAGATTGTTAAAAGCACTTATCAGTCTATGCTATCTAATCGTAACTGGCCTCATACACTCAAGCTCCTTAACCTCACTCCGTCTGGCGATAACACTCTGCCTACGCACATGAGGATTGAGGACAACCTAAAAGACCTTCTGTCTATCTACTACAATCAGCAGAAGAGTGGTAGCACTCAGATTGTGTATCGTCCAGTACGGTATGTACAGCCTGATGATTTCCTTCGTCATATCAATGCTCGTAACAGTGATAACGTAAACACTACTGTGGTTCTTGATCCTAGTGGTGTGCAGCTTCTGATTATTACGAACAAGCCTCCTGAGTTTGTCACCTCTTTTGATGACACCACTCTTATCTTTGACTCGTATGATAGTACTGTTGATACCACTCTGCAAGCTAGCAAAACTCAGGCTAGAGGGTATGTCACTCCAGATTTTGAAATGGAGAATGACTTCGTACCTGATCTTCCTGAGAAGGCGTTCTCTGCTTTGATTGAAGAAGCTAAGAGCCGTTGTATGATTAGACTGAAGCAGGTGCAAGACCCCAAGGCTGAACAGGACGCTCGTAGTCAGAATAGGTTCTTGGCTAGACAGGCTCGTAGAGCTTCTGCTGCTGATCCCTATCCCTTTAATTATGGCCGTGGTAGACATCGGCATCGTGATCCGACTTTTAGGAATAACAACTAATGGAATACAAAGAATATCTGATCGAAGGTGACAAGACATTTGGAATGTACACCATTCGTCCTTCTGGTGGAGGTACTGTCATTAAAGAGCTTCGCTCTATGTACATGTCTTTGAGAGACGCTGTTTGTGCTATTGACAGGTATTCTGAGACAGTAGATAAAAAGAGGAAGCGTAATGGGCAGAGAAACAGCAGCGATTGAAATTAACAAGTTTAACGCTGGTCTCGTTACTGATGCCAGTCCGTTAACCACCCCAGATAATTCGTCTTTGGCAGAAGAAAACTTCATTCTCAATTCTGATGGCAGTCGTAATAGACGCTTTGGTATGGATTATGAAGACGATGCTGTCATCATTACTACCACCATTCCTCAGGGCAACTATACAATTGCTCACTCTTCCTTCAAATGGAAGAACGCTGGTGGTGATCCGTCTAGAAACATCTCTGTAGTCCAGTTCGGCAATGAAATTAAGTTCTTTGACCTAGCGTCTCGTCCCATTTCTGCCAATCTGTTGTTCACTTATGTGTTTACTAACAGTGGGCTGAGCAAAAGGTTCAGCTTTGCTAACGTAGACGGCTTCCTAATCGTTGTTACGCAGGAAAAACAGCCTTACATCTTCGCCATTACAGGAAATACCATCACTCAAACCACTCAAACCCTGTTAATCAGAGACTTGTTTGGCGTTGAGGATAAAACTCCCGGTGGGGTTGATCTGTTTAACGGTGCTGGTATCCAGTTTAGAAACAGTGCCAGTACTAGTGCTCACTCTTACAATTTGAGAAACCAATCTTGGGGTGTATCTAGAGCAACGCCAGCTGGTGTTGTTGATGATCCTGTAAACACCTTCTTACTTTTGGGTAATGGTAACTATCCATCCAACGCTGATAACGTGATTGAAGCTTTGTATGCAGATACAACCAATCCGTCTGAGCGTACACTAGAACGTTTCTTTGCTGGCGACCTGTTCAAGAACCCGCTTGGTTCTACTAGATCGGCTAACGGCTATTTCATCATTGATGCCCTTGAAAGAGGTGCTTCAAGAATGGCTAACGATCTAGCTAACAGAAGCCTCTATCCAAGCCTTAGAAATCTAATTGGCTCACTGCCTGTAGACAGAACTCCCGGTGGTCCATCTGTTGTTAGCGAGTATGCTGGCAGAGCATGGTTTGGTGGTTTTGTTGGTGAAGTTATTGATGGAGATAAAAACTCCCCTAGAATGTCTTCGTACATCTTATTCAGCAAGCTGGTAAGAAACATTGGCGACATTTCTTTATGTTATCAAGAGGGTGATCCTACCTCTAGAGAGCTACCCGATCTCATCGATACTGATGGTGGGTATATCAGATTGAATGAGGCATATGGTATTAACAGACTTGAAAATCTTGGTGACGTTCTTATCATTCTGGCTCAGAATGGTGTTTGGAAAGTTAGTGGGACAAGTGAAAATGGCTTCAATGCCACTAACTTTATTGTTGAAAAGGTTAGTGACAGAGGCTGCATTAATGCTTCTTCTGCTGTGGTTGTTGACAACACTATTTTCTATTGGTCGGATGATGGTATCTACCATCTGAATACCGATGGTTCTGGTGGGTGGGGTAGTGCTTCTATCTCTGTTGACAGAATTCAAAGACTGTTTGAGTCGGTTGGTGAAGAAGACAAGCTCACTGTCGTTGGAGCCTATGATGGCTTTGAACGCAAAGTTAAGTGGATTATCAATAACAGTCTTCTTAATGAAGGTAATACAAGAGAGCTAACGCTCGATCTATTGCTAAAATCATTCTCCATAAACAGAATTTTTAATGTCGGTGCTGGATTACCTAGGGTAGTTAGTGTCTTCCAATCTCTCCCGTTTGAGATTAACACGCTAGAAGACCCGATCACTGTAGGAGGTGTTCCTGTTACAGTTAATACCGATCCTGTAGTTATTCTTAACGAAATCAGAACAGATGTTCTTAGAGGAGAGCTAAACTATATCGTTGTTACCAGTGTTACTGGAACGATTTCATATACGTTTAGCGGATACACTGATGACGACTTTATTGATTGGCGTTCTCGTAATGGGGTTGGGGTTGATGCTAGTGCCTTCCTCATCACTGGATATCTATCTGGTACAGACTTCCAGAGAGAGAAACAGGTTCCATACATCTCAATCCATCTCCGTCGTACAGAGACTGGACTGGAAGAAATTGCGGATGTACTAGTCCCTGCAAATCCGTCTTCTTGTATTGTACAAGCTCAGTGGGATTGGTCTAATAGTCCTGAGAGTAATAAGTGGGGCAGACCCTTCCAAGCTTATAGGTACAAGAGGGACTACATTCCTCCTTCTCTGCCTGATGGTTATGATACAGGTTTTGCTACTATAACCACTCGTAGTAAACTTAGAGGTTCTGGTAAGGTGTTGAGCTTGAAGTTCACTACTGAGCCAAGAAAGGACTTGCATCTTTATGGGTGGTCAATGATTTTTAGTGTGGCAGGAAATGTCTAAAGTAATAGATGGACACGTAGTTGGACCAAGACTAACTTGGTACGAGAATGACAATTACAAAATGACTTATGAAGTTATCGACGGCGAAGTGTATATTCATGCAGTCGTCGACAATTTCTCTAAAAGTGTTTTGAATGACATGAGAGAGAAGTGGTTAGCGTTTAAACTCAAACTTTATTCTCTAGGATATGAAAACGTCTTCACCTATACAAAAGATATTAGAATTGTCAATCTAATTGAAGCTGGGGAGATGATTGGTGAGACGCAGGGATTGAAAGTGGTAAGATGGGAATTAGTTTAATTTTCGGAGCCATCTCCGCTGTCGTTGGTATCGTTGGTGCTATTGGGCAGGCTAATGCTGCCTCTGAAGCCGCAGCTGCTCAACGTGAAAGCAGAGATATTAACGCTGCTCAGAATAAAGTGAATGCTAGAGACGATCGAAGAAGCCGAATTAGAGAAGAGCGTATCAGACGAGCTAGAATTCAATCTGCTGCTGAGAACGTTGGTACTTCTAGATCGTCCGGTGAAGTGGGGGCTATAGGAGCCTTGTCTACTAATCTGGCTGGTCTGTTTGGACAGTCCTATGGGCAGTCTAATTCTAATGCCGGAATGAATGCAGCTGATCAACGCTCTGCTGATGCTATTAATAGTGGTAATATGATTGGAGCGTTTACTGGTGCCATCCAAAGTGGTATTAGTGGATTTAGCTCGGTCTTCGATAAGAAGACAAATACATAAGGAATAAGTATGGCCTCTCTGTCGGATTTCAACCAGCCTAAGGCTTCTGCGAAGCTGTCTGACTTCTTCGCTGGTACAAAAAAAGCCAAGCCTGTAGTCAACCAAAGTACGATTAATAACTTGGCTGCTCAGACGGCTGCCTTGTCCAAGCCAGAAGAGCTGGAAACCAATTACTCTCGCGTAATGGATGACCTACAGTTTGGCCCTACTTCTCCTACGATGGAAAAGGTTACGGGTGATTGGGATGCATTTGATTCCTCTCGTAATGTTGACGAGGTGCAAGCCATTGTTCGTAGCGATGACTATTCGATTGAGCAGAAAGAAGCTGCCATTCGTTCTCTGGCATCCTTTGACGTGCCCTCTTCCATCTCTCGTCGTCTAGCTGAAGCTTCTATCATTGCTGATAGTGAGCCTGACGACAATGACGAAGTTGAATTTACTCGTATCAACACTGCTCCGCTTCTTGATGAAGTTGACGTGTACAACGGTATGGTTCAGCAGCAGATCAATAACCTCAACGCCTCTATGGACCCCAACGTTCTGGATACGGTTAAGGACTTCATCGCTCTGATGGTTCCTTTCTACGAACAGAATAAGTTTGCTGGTCTGGCTAATGACGTTGCTACCTCTACTGGTGAAAATCAGGTGCAGGCTATTAGCACTGCTCTGTTAGCTATGGGTGAGGGTAAGGTTAATCTTCGTTCTATGATTGAACGTATGCCTATTGATCAGCGTACACAACTTGCTCAGACAATTGTCAAGTACGTTACTAACTCGTCTGGTAATGAAGCCTTTGATCCGAACAAGCTTGTAGCTCTTAGCCAGCTCTCCCAGATGTTGGAGACTGGTGGCTACTCTGGTACTGATCGGTTCATTGACAACCTCACTTCTGCCATTGACGATACTATCCTGTTCGCTCCTGTGTCCAAGCCTATCGGTAGGTTCGTAGGAGGCGTTGCAGGAGCCTTTACAGTAGGCGGGGCTGGTAGGGGTGCTGCTAACGCTATCAAGCGCTACGAGACCGCTGTAAAGGGTTTAACGGATACCAGTCTTGCTGGCCGTATTGAGAAAGCTCTTGACGATACAGCAACCACTCTCTCCAACACAACTGCTACTGGCGTTAAGGCTGGTGTGCAGAAGGCTGCTGGTGAAGTGATTGCAGAGAACATCATTCGTGCTTTGCCTGAAGACTTGCCTCCTCAGGTTAGACAGGATGTTGCCACTGCCATTGCCAATAAGATGAAGGAATTCATTCCCGGTACTGATAACGCTCAGATGACTGAGGAACTCCTTACAGCGGCTAAGGACACTGTCTCTAGTCGTATGCTCACTGGTGAAGCTGCACCTGCTGGAGAGGCTGCTGCAAGTACTGAACTCTTACAGATTGAGTTTAAGCCAACCAGCCGTTCGTTCACTGAAGATATTGATAACATCATTGACAGCACTCCTGTTGATGTCAGCAAGGCTGAGATTGATAACTTCCGTAACATGGTGAGCGAAGAGCTGTACAAGCCCGGTGGCATGTCAATTGACAAGATCATTGACAACTCTCCGTTCGCTGATCAGCTTAACGCTAGTCAGATTATTGATCTGAGACAGCAGCTGGGCAATCTCCGTACCAAGGCTTCTCAGCCCGTACAAGAGGTTAATGGCAGTGCTGCTATCTTCCGTAGCAATGCTACTCGTGATAGCGTTAAGTCTGCTGTAAGCCCAACCTCTGTTGGTCGTGTTTATCAGGACACTAATCCCGGTAAGTTCCGTGCAGCCATTAGTAACGTTGACAATGACCAGACTGGTCGGTTAGCTAAAGCTGTGTTTGGCACTTCTCGTCCTGAAGCTCTTGGTAGTGAATTGCTTCCTGAGGTTCACAAGGTTAGTGGTCAGGTTAGAAACAAGACTAAGATTGATGAAGCGGCTCCCGCTCCAGACACCAATGCTATTGGCAGGGTGAATGAGACTAGGGCTGATATTCAGTATACCGCTAAGGAGAAAGAACTCACTAGGGCACAGGTCAGAGATGATTGGCGTGACGTAGTTGGTTTGGTTCCTCGTACTGAAATGTCAACGATTGAAGACACCCCTACGGGCGCTAGATTTAATGTTGTGTATGGCCCCAAGGACGGTGGCTTTAAATCCGCCCAGCAGGCTGTAGATCAGGTTAGATTTGGTTTAAGGAAGTATGGAGTAGTTGATAGCGAGATTGAAGTGCTTGTACGAGATGCCACTGGCTATCGTGTAGCTAATGCTACCGAAGACCTTGGCAAGGAAGGCAACTACCTTGTTCGTGTGAAGCACAATTACGAATTCGCCTCCACTGACGTTCGTAATTTTGAAAATCTAAAGGGGTCTTGGTGGAAGTTCGCTGACATCCGTATCCCCGGTACTAGTGGTAAGTCTGGTGGTATCACTCAGCACCTCATTCCCTCTAGCGCAATCATCAACAAGACTATCATCAATGCTGCTAGCGTTGCTTCTGATCGCTCTGCTTTCATTAGCAAGAGACTTCTGGAGCTTGGCAGAGAGTATGGTGAGCTGTACAAGGCTCTGCCTAAGGAACAGAAGTATCTGGTTGATACATACATTCTGGAAGCTAACGATAAGGGATTGAAGTTTGATCCTATGCGTCTGTCTGCCAGAGGTATGACTGACAACGCTGTAGAAACTGTACGTACTTGGAAGAAGAACTGGGACACCATTTGGCATTTTGAGAATGCTGACGCTGTTGTCACCCTTCGTAACAAGGGGTATGAGAAGCTGGTTGGTGATGGTACTGATCTGATTGTAAAGCCTCTGGCTCGTAATCAGGTGGCTGGTAACATTCGTGTCTACACCACTGAAGAAGGTGGTAAGTTTGTTAATATGACGAAGGAAGACGTAACGAAGCTTTACAATGACGGAGGTTCTATCGCTCAGTCCAGAGCCCCTCTTGAAATTGGAGATGACGTTGCTGAATTCGTTATCGTTAAACAGGATGCTAGTAGCTATACTAGACGACTGAACGCTGAAGACACTGTCCTTGCATATCGTGATGGCTACTACACTGTTCGTTATGATCAGCCTTTCTTCATTACGAAGAAGATGCGTGATAAGAACGGCAAAGAGTTTGAGAAGGCTGTTGCTACTTCAGGCACTCGTGTAGAAGCTGAGCGTGAACTAGCTCGTCTTCGTTCTACTGACGCTGAAGGAAGTTATGATTTCCGTCAGGGTAGAGATGCTGAAGACTACTCCAATCTTGAATGGTCTTCCACTGTTGCTAGTGGTCGTACTTCTCAGAAGGTTAGAGGTCAGCGTCTGAAGAATGTCTCCGAAACTAATCCAGACTTGAACTACAAGCATATGGATAGTCCAGAAGAAAGTCTTGTTAAGTCGATCCAGTCTGTGTCTAACCGTACAGCATTCCGGCCCTTCCTAGATGCCTCCAAGGCCCGTTGGATGAAACAGTTCAGTCACCTGCTCCCTAAGAAGAACATGTGGCCTGAGGACGTTAATCTGATTGGTAAGGGCAGTGCTTCTGGTAAGCTCGGTGAGCTGTCTGATGCTATCCAAACTTGGCGTTATCTTGATAGCGTTGAGAGTGGGTATAGTGATCTGCTTGATGATCTGTCTAAGACGTTCTTCAAGGGGGTTAGTGATATCTCTGGCAGAGCTGGTTGGCAGCATATCGAGTCTGCAAGTCGTAAGGCTGAGCAGTTTGATATTAACGCCTTCGCAAGACGTAAGGCATTCCGCCTTCTTCTTTCCTCCAACCCAATCCGTCAGCTCCCTGTTCAGATGTCTCAGGCCCTGCCTGTGATCCTGTCTCAGAATGCTGGCTTCCTACTGTCCGGTAGACTGCCGGGTCAAATGGCTCTGGTTAGCTATATGCGAGCTGGTGGCGATGTTAGTAGCTTCTTCAAGTCAATGACTAAACCAATTACTGGCCTGTCGGTTGATGAAGCTAGGTCTATGATTAAGGCTTATGAAGACAGCGGCATTGAGGACTTCGTGAGTGCGCATACGTATATGCGTGATCATATCAATGGCCTTGTTAATCGTAAGGCTTCTGCCAAGATCGGTGCTGCTGTAGGTAGACCTCTAGACGCCCTACAGAAGATTGGCTTTGAAACTGGTGAAAACATTCTGATGACCTCCATCTGGTTGTCGGAATATGACAAGGCCAGACGAGCTGGCGTTGTTTTTGATCAGGAAGTGCTAGCCAACCTCACTGCTAAAGTGAGACACCTGACTGGTAACATGAACCGTGCTGGTGAAATGCCATACAACCAGAATACGCTGAGTGGTGTTATGCAGTTCTTTGGAACGCCGCATAAGATTTTCGCTCAGGTGTTTATGGGACACACTGGCCTTACTGGTGTGGAACGTGCTAAGCTTGGTGCTGCCTATGCCCTTACCTACGGTACAGGTGCTGGCATCGTCACTGATCAAGTCCTTCGTCTTCTTCCTCCTGAGACGGATGCTGCTGTACGAGAGACTGTTGAAAATGGCTTTGCTAATATGGCGTTGAACAACATGCTGTCCACGCTGTATGAAGAGAAGGTTAGTATTGCTTTTACGGACAGCTTCCGTATTGGTGTTGCTCAGCCTAACGTCTTCCAGTTCTGGGAAGATATGATGGCTCTTAACATTCCAGCCCTAATCTCTGGCAGCCCTTCAGGCGCATATGTGTTTGGTGACAATCCGAAGTTTAACCAGTTCGTTAGACAGTCGATGAGACCATTCACGGTGGATGATGAAAGACGCCCACAGGAGTTGATGGAAGCTGGTAAGGCTTTCCTTAACATGTTCTCTGGTGCTTCCAACTTCATGAAGGCTCAATACATTCTAGAGCATCAGCAGAAGATGGGTACTACAGGTCGTATCGTTGCTGACGATCTCAACCCTATGTATGCGTTGATGCAGCTTGCAGGCTTTAGCTCCATGGAAGAAGTACAGATGTACGCTCTACAAGAGAAGGTCTATAAGACTAGTAGCAAGCCCTATGACGATGTCAAAAGCCTTGTCACTGAAGTTAGTCGTCGTCTGTCTCTTGAAGGCATTAGCAATCAGGAGATTGAATATTGGATGGGGATTATGGCTGAAGCACAACGAGTGTGGGGTAATGACCCCTTCTATAATGATATCCTGATGAAGGAACTCAGCACTCGGACTAAGGCTGGTGATGGTACATTCTTTGATGCCATTCTCAAAGCAACCAACTATGTTAGCGAAGATGATTTGGAGGACTTGCTTCGTAAGTCTGCCCTGCCAAATGAAACTAAGGATGCTCTCAGAGAGAGTGCCAGAATTGTGAGAGAATATAAGTAATGGTAGATTTTGGTAATACGCAAATGGAAGGCGTCATCACACCAGAAGTTCAGCGTCAGGAACCTGTCGTTGATCAAAGTGGTGTCGTCTTAGCAGAAGGTCTTCAGGGAGCTGCCAAGCAAGTTGGTGGCATCCTTGGAGGCATCTTCAAAGCTAATGCTGAGGCAGATAGCAATGCAGTGCTTGTTGACTTCCGACAGAAGATGATTGGCATTACCGATGCTGTTGAGCAAGGTTTGCCTCTCTCTGAAAGTCGTACTCGTCTTCGGGCCCTCTACTCTGAGTATCTGGCTAACAACCCCTCTCTAGCAGAAGACATCGATAAGGTGTATGGGAATGTGGTTGGTAGTGCTTCTGGTATTGGTCATCTGGCTGTACAGGGTAATGAGGTTGAACAAGGTAGGATGAAGCTTCGTGAAGCTGCTGCTACCAATGGTTGGATTACGGATTTCAATGATCCAGATCAGGGTGTTCAGAACTACATGCGTAGTCAGGCAGCTGCTAATCAGTACGCCCTAACACAGAACGAAAACAACCTCACAGTTCAGCAAAGAGAAATCTCTCAGACTAATGCTCTGTACAACATGGCTGACACTAGTCTTCCTTGGGTTCAGAATAAGATTGATTTGGCCCTTCGTCAGATTAAAGATGGTGCTGATCCTGCTGGCGTGTACGAACAGCTCAAAAGCGACTACGCTGCTGCTCGTGCCCAAATTAACTGGAGAGCTGGTGAGAAGGATGCTGAGTGGGTTACACAGCCTCTCGACATTATGATTGAAGACTTCGGTAAGGTAGTGAATGGTGAATACACCACTGAAGCTTACACCGCTGCTATCAACAATCAGATTGCTGTAGGTAAAGCTGCTTGGATGAAAGACCCTGCCATTGCACAAATCCTGATTGCTCAGGAAGTGCTCGGTGAAAATTTCCCAACGCTTATGAACCAGATGCTTCCTGAAGCTCAGAGAAAGCTTGCTGAATTCTTAACACCATATGATCCTGCTGCCTCTGATGGTAAGCGTGCTCCTGACTTGATGGATACGTCTGTTGAGACTGGTCAGGCCCTTGAACTACTGAGCGACAAGATTGCTACAGTGAATGCTAGCCCCACTCCTGAGGGCGTACAGGAAGTTGGTAACATGTTTACCAATGCTATCCGTTCGTTCAAGGACTACGCTAGTGCTGTTGATCGTCCTCAGGAACTACGTCAGGTTATGG